CAGCACAAACCATTGCAAAATTTAAGCACTCGTTGTTTTATCTTAGAATAAAATACAGAAAACTAGACGCTAGATACCAATACCTTTTAACCATAATACCAAAAAATCAACTCGAACAATCGCTAAAAGAAAACAAAGATTTACAATTTCGATACCAAATTAATGAAGTCGCCAACGAGATAAAAATTACTAAATCCCTCATTGATATCTTTACAAAAAGATTAAATAACGGATAACACAATTATCCGAATGACATAATTAATTCCTAAATATTTAACATCCTTCTTTCAAGCTCTTCTTTTAGTTTGTCCCTAGAAGAAACATTATCAACCTCTATAAATGGATTTTCTTCTGGATCGCTTTTGTGTTTTCTGTCGTATCTTTTATTATGTTTATCTCTAAAAACATTGATTCTCTTTTTTCCACATTTATAAAGCTCATCCTGTATTTTTGCCCACTCTTTAGCTTTTTCTCTAATTAGGGGCTCCACCCTCAGAAATCTTTCATAATTAGAATGCTGTAAGGAGTGACAGTTTTTGCAAACAACAATACATTTTTTAAGCTCACTTTTAATTTCTTCCCCCGAAACACTAAATCTTGGATACTTTGACCTTTTAGAATAAACACTTGATATGTTAAATTTCTTCTCGAATTTAGGTAAATGATGGAAGTGTAAACTTGACAGATTCTCATAATCCGAATCTAGTTTTGTATCATATCCACAGAGAGTACAATAATCAATCCCGCCGCAGACTCTTAATAATTCCTTTTTGGACACAGAATTATCTATACAATGAACTTCTGCATGACAATTACCACAACGAATTTCACATTTATCTACCTCTCTCTCTAATGCCTTCTTGGAACAATCGGGAGCATTACCCCTAATAATATTCGATATTGTTTCATTTTTTTCGTCGGATCTTTATGATGAAATTCTAAGATAATTGGATGCTTCATCTTACACCTAACACAACATCCTCCACCATATTCAATTGCATACACTTTTTTGGCATATCTTAAAACATAACTGTTTTGAGTGTCTCTAAAATAGTTAGGAACCAATATTCCTCCGTCACCATATCTGTCATAACCTTCAAAAAGAGTTTTTTCCCAAAACCCATTCATATCGACACCTCCTTAAAAGCGGTTCTAAACAAACCTATTATACAGGAATCAAGAGAAAACTCAAGAAGATTATCCCCCGAGATCTTTCCACCATTTTTGTAACTTTTAGCCCATTTTCTGACGAAATTAGTTTGTTATAATTGGCTTGCGATTATATTTTTTCGGACAAAGCGAACCAAATTCCCTCAAGGAAACAAATAAAACCTAAACAGGAGCTTACTTAGTTCTAACATGGTTGCCTCGACGGAATTTGAATCCATAATACTGCTGTCAAAGAGCAGTGTGTTGCCAATTACACCACGAGGCAATAATTAAAATGGCACGGGAACCAGAATTCGCATCTGGACACATAGCCGGTTAGAGCTATCATGACGAGTTTAACAGACTCGCGCCTTACTAATTAGGCCAATTCCCGTATTAAAATCTGGTTGGTCCGAAAGGGTTTGAACCTTTAAGCCTTCTCGTTCAAAGCGAGATATGCTACCAATTACACCACGGACCATTTTTTCAAAGACCACATAAATAAAAAAGCCTCCTGAACTTATTCAAGAGGCTTTGCTTCAAATTTCTGATTATTGTTAGAACAGAACACAATCAGACCAAAGCCTCTTAAAGCCTTGGTTCACCTGATTATTCTGTTGATTCATTCTCATTATCATAAACCTTTCTTAATCTTCTGAAGATACTTTACAACTTACTTTATCAAAAGTCAACAATTATTTTAAGTTTTATTTCATTATTTCTAATATCGAATTATTATAATCAACATTAAAATTACTGTCGAGGTTAAGATCTAAGTCGCCCAAAGTAACAACCCCATTTCCTGTTGTTTCATTCGTCTTTATCTTACTCAAATCAACAACAACTTCTTTACTTTCTGCCGGACCACCATTAATCCCAGATATCGATATAGGAACAGTAACGGTTCCATATACATGTACTGATATATTCTTTATTCCCCACTCTCTCGTTTCAACATCTATTCTAAAATTAATTGACACTTTGCTGGATTCAATATCTAATGTGTCGCCAAATCCATACACATTAACATCTACAAAAGACACATATTCATTGGGGTCTTGATATGATCCTGCCGTTTTATTATACCAGTTAGTAATAATAATTCCTCCTCTTGGACATTATTCGAAAACCGACAACAATAACACCCAAGGCTAAACTTCCCAAAAGAATTCTTCTGTTCCTTTGTTTTTTATTTTCTGTATTTTTAACGGGGGACGACTTTAATGTACCAAATGAAACGAATTCAACCATAGAAGTGTTGCCAGATATAAATTGAACTTGATCTTTAGATGGAATTTTAGTAGGTGCAATCGGAAAAGATGAACAACCAAGAAAAAAAACAATAGCCATAGTCTGAACAATAAATCTTTTCATAATATGCTCCTAAATTTTAAATCTCACATATTATTTCAATAAGAAAACAGTATCTTCCTTCTACTTTTTAATAAAATGGCGTCCCCAGAGAGATTCGAACTCCCGACCTAAAGATTAGAAATCTTTTGCTGCTATCCAACTGAGCTATGGGGACATTTTCTATATTATACAGGATGGGTTGTGAAAATCAAATAAAAAACAGAATTACTTTTTATGTCTTTTCTTTTCAACCAACATGAGAATTAAGGAACCCAATGTAGCCCCAGTAGCAGCCGATATTGCAACGAAAACCTTGGCCCAAATCCCATCAACAATAAAAAGATTAGCGATGACGGCAAAAGGTAGCAGTTCTTCTATCCATACTAAAACGCAAGTCAATGTTACTTCCAAACGTTGTAACCCTAATATCCTCCGCAAAGCTATGTACCAAGATACAAAGCTTATCGCAAATGACAATAAACAAATTCCTATTGTCAGGAGGAGGCTCATCTTCTTTCTCCTCAATAATATCAATCGGATGTGCTTCTCTTTGCATATCTATAATTTCATTCAAAAAATACAAACATATTCCTGCTACTAAACGTCAGAAGCATCTCTCTGTTTAGTGTAATCCCTGCTCCGAATTACAGCGCTTTCTTCGTCCATTGCAAGAGTCCCAACATCAACAACTTCCCATCCATCATCCCATATACCGTCTTCTTTTATCTTAACAATAGCTTTAAGTCGAGAATACTTTTCAGGAATCCACGCCTGCTGATAAGCGGTCCCTTTTCTTAATTTGCATTGATAATAATTCATAAGACCTCCGTTTAAAAATGGTAGCGGAAGTTGGATTTGAACCAACAGTGAAGAGTAATGATCTCTTCTACCGGCGAAGTTTCCCCGGCGAGTTTGACGTTTCCTCTATTCCGCGATTAAAAATGGTGTCTCCGATAGGATTCGAACCTACATTTGCGATTAACGCCCTCTGGGTCCGTAGCCCAGTGTGCTCATCCAATTACACCACGGAGACATAATCTTTCATGTATTTCCACCCACGCACTAGCCATTGAGTATATAAATTATGATTCTTCCCGTACCACCCACACGCAAAAGGATGGTTCACTTCAACTAAGGTCATCTTTTTGTCACACATACCCATATCTATCGTCCCACAAAAATCATTAGGTATACTAATGTCTATATCAGGAGCATCAGGACATTCTATCTCATCACCTAAATACCATTCTCCACATAAAATCTTGCCATTGGAAACATAATAGCGCCACTCATTGTCAAATTTTACTATATCTGAACACCAATATGGACCCTTCTTTTTCTTACGATATCCCCCATTAGTTACAAATCCAGTAAATCTTTTGTACCTATCTGATGGCTTTATAAAAACCTTTTTACCTAATGGCCATTCGTTAGATTCCCAAACTTTTCTGTGTAAGTATTCTTTTAAGAAATCAGGGTAATAATTTGGAACAGTATTTTTTCCCAATTTCTTCTCTACCCATTCTACGCTTCCAACACATATGTAATTTGCATCGCTTTTAGAATCATGTGACATTTTTTCTAACTTGTAAGGAATCCTATTCATGCCACAAGTATAAGCAACAGCCAAAAATTCTTTAGAGTTCTGATGCTCTCTTTGAATCAAAAATCCATCATATCCTAACATGTCTATTTTCATAATACACCGATAGTTACTGACATACGCTCCATGCTAAAGCCACGGAGGTTCTTAGTTAGCAAAAGCCTCATTACATTTCGGCATTTGATTTTCTAATCTGAGGATATCAGTGTTCCTCTTAGTATTATCACTGTCTAATACTAAATGACCATTGCCTTCAGTGTTATTCAATAATTCAAATGCCGCTATATTAAAAGCGGCATTTGAATCCGCATGGTCAACGTGTCCACAACTACACTTGAATACTTTTCCATTCCTGTTTCCTATAACTCCACATCTACTACATCTCTGACTAGTATATGCAGGATTGATATAGATAACTGGTATTCCTAATATCTTGGATTTGTATTCTATCATTGTTTTCAACTGATAGAAGCTCCAACTATTTAAGGAATACTTGAATGACGATTGTGTTTTCTTGTTTCTTTTTTCTCTAATCTTACTCAACTCTTCTAACTTAATTCCACAGCTATTTTGTTGAGCAACTTGAACTATCTTTTTACTAATTTCGTGATTTAAGTTCTTAATTCTATTTTGTTCTCTTCTCTTGATTTTCTTTAGTTGATATTTTGCTCCTTTCTTTTGTAGTTTTGTTCTCAGGTTCTTGTATTTTAAGTGAAGATGATTTGCTTCTTTTCCTAATTTGATAACTTTTTTAGTTTTAGGAATTGCTACAACAGCACAGTGTCCAGTAGTATTTAAGTCTACTCCGATATAGTCTTTGGTTTTCATTTCCTGCTTGTTGAAAACTTCGCAGGAAATATAGCAATAAGTATTATCAACTTCTATCTGATTGATTTTAGTGAAGTTGTTAGGAAATTGATATTGTAGTTCTAGTTTAATTACTGGAACTTTGATTATTCTAGTTTCTTGGTTGACCTTAATACCTTGGTTAGGAACAGTTAGTTTAACAGATTTAATTGATTTACACTTTTTGTTCTTTGAATATTTTTTCAGGATTTGGTTAGAGATTTGTGATTTTAGACCAAAGTGTTTTACGTCTTTAGAACTTCTGGATTTAGTTTTAATAGCAAATGTAGCAATTTTTCGAGCGATATTTAGTTCGCTAGAAAAATCTTTGTTGTGCTTAACTTTGTAGGTTAGTATCATTTGTTCTTTTGGTTTTCTATATATTTCTTAACTATTGCTAAAGTCACTGCTCCAACAGAAGAAATGAATCTGGAATTAGTCCAAAGAGTAGGAAGCCTTGATTTTAGTTCTGAGAATTGGTTTCTAAGTTCATGAGAAGTATAACCTTTGATTTTAGAAACAACTTTATATATTCCTTCTTTTGGATTAGTACTAATTATCAAGTGAACGTGGTCTAGCAAAACTTCCATATCAAGAACTTTGAACTTATATTCTTCTTGTTTTGAAAGAATTAACTCCTTAAGTCGTTTTGCAATATCTTCTGTCAAAACCTTTCTTCTGTATTTAGGACAGAAGATAACATGATATTGACAAGAGTAGATGAAATCTCCATCCGACTCATACTTCTTTTCGCTTTGTTGTATTTCCATATACTAGTCCTTAATATCTTCTATTTATATTATACAAGAAATTAAGAAATATTCCTGCATAAAAGTGAAAATATTTTTTAGAGTAGGAAATGTTTGAAATTGACGGCATTCATCCCTATGCTGAAGCAACAGGGCTTTCTGCCGTTTTCCCTGTAAGTTGGCAAGTAGGTAAGGATTTCCACCTCTTTTTAATTAATTATGGTTCCGGAGTCCATAACTATACGACTTTACGCTCTACTTATAAAATTGGTGCCGGATAAGGAAGTCGAATCCCTACAAACACTGCGTATGAAGCAGTTGCACTAACCATTATGCTAATCCGGCATATTTAAAAATGGCACGGTGAGAGGGATTCGAACCCCCAATGAGTAATTACACTCGCAGGTTTTGGAGACCCGAGCCATACCAGTTTGACGATCACCGTATAAAAATGGTGGGGACGCCGGGAGTCAAACCCGGAACGATAACCTTAGAAGGGTTTCAGATATTCAGTTTCACCACGTCCCTATTTTAAATTGGTACTCCTGCCCAGAATCGAACTGGGAACAATTTTTTAGGAGAAAACTATGATGTCCGTTTCACCACAGGAGTATTTTAAAAACCCCATGAACTCTTATCGTAAATTGTTTTCTTCGTTATTAGTTTAATTTTATGAGGAAATGCATCCAATTTACGCTGGTCATTTTCTACGAAGTACCCTTTTGTTTCAACCCATAGGTCTAAGTCTTTAATATAAAAGTCTGGTACATAATTTGCGGCTCGTTCTATTCCATCTTCGATTTTTCTATATGGAAATCCCTTAGTGTTTTTAGTCCATGCATATTTCTTCTCGTCCAAATATTCTGCCACAATAAATTCGTAAGAACTGTCCATCCAAACTTCCCCCGCTATTGGAGAATTATACCATCCAGACTTGAAATTTCTAACCGATCCCGGATGATATCCACCCTGACCGGGCCGCTTACGAGAACATTCTTTAGAACAATATTTTTTATATCCATGGTTTTCTTGACACTGAGATATAATATAGTTTTTACCACAAACGGGACAAATTTTGTTGACTGTTTTTTTATTTTTTTTAGCCACATCGATGCCTTTTCTAAGCCCCCACATCTTCCCTTTTAAGTAAGCCGTTTTGCATGATTCACTAGTCTTTTTAAAAACCTCTGGACGATTATTAATCCTATCTCTATTTGTATGTTTGGCAGAACAAGAAGAACCACAAAAAATATTTTTTTCATGTGGTTTACATTGAAAATCTTTTTTACATTCCAAACATTGTCTAGTTTCGGATTTAAATCCCTGTCTGGTTTTTATCTTCCATATATTACAACACTCACTATTACAAAAAACCCTTCTATTTGATGGTTTGTATGTAATATCTTTTCCGCAAGTTCGACATAAAAAAATCATATTTTTATATTTCATACTTACATACTTACATACTCCAACGGACTCGACCTCAATCCCTTCTTGAATTTTAATTTATTTTAGTAACCAGATCGAAACTTGGCGGGGACGACGAGGCTCGAACTCGCAACTTTCAGATCGACAATCTGATGCGCTAACCAATTGCGCCACGTCCCCAATGCATGTTTTACCGATAAATACCGGCCAGACGCTCACTCAGTTTCGCGGCTGCAAGAATTTTTAATCTTGCTTTTTAACATGCTAAATTGGTAGCGGAGGTTGGAGTTGCACCCACATGACTTTTCAGCACCGGGTTATGAGCCCGGCCCAGCACTACTACTGGCTGCTCCGCAATTAAAAAATTGGTAGCGGGTGTGGTAATTGCAACCACAATCTTTACGTTATGAGCGTAAAAAGCTACTCTTGCTCCATCCCGCAATCACTTAAAGCAACTTATAGTTTACATTAATGGTCTTTATGCAAACTATATTATACATTATCGCGCCATATCTTATTGTCGCTAAGTCGTCTTATTTGGCGCATAGTCTTTTTAGCGACACATCCATTAACCTATTACTATCAATGTATTTGTGTATTATTTTTGTGCCACTTAAATCGTCTTATATGGCGCATTATGGTACTCCTTAAAGGATTTTAACCTTTAACTATGGGTTCGAAGCCCATTATGATGTACGTTTCACCAAAGGAGTGTTGTTTTTTCCATCTCCTGAAAGCCGCTTCGGTGCAATTTTAGGTAAGATTTGCAAAACTCCATCTTTTTATTTCCGATATTGCCCATCAGGAGAGAACACGGAACTTACTATTCGAGCGGCGATACATCTTCTGAAGATTTTGCCATAATCCAGATAATGTTATGGCATATCAGTCAGAAGATACTCAACCCATCCTTCAATTGTCAAAGAACAAAACATACAAAAACAAAAAACCCGAAGAATTCTATTAGGAATCCTTCGGGTTTGCTGTCTTAACCCGTTGCGCCGTTTTAGGCAGAGCGGGTCAAGAGGATGTCCCCGAAGGTCATCCTATCCCACATTCTATCCTGTCTGCGCGAGTGCATTTTCGATATCACCTATCAATTTATTATTTTCAACTATATTTATCTTTCTTGCTATACCTTACAATTTCCTGCATATAAAGTCAACAATTATTTTAAATTTTCTTATGAAATTTATTTTACCATAAAAACAACGCCCAAAGCTCTATCCAGTAAAACGTCATGATCCATATAGAACTTAATATCTTCTTTCACTGGGCATTGTTTTTCAAAATCAACTTCTATCCATTTTGTACCTGATGGCATATTCAATTTTTCATGAATCTTATCTATCATACAAACCATACCGATGTCAACTATATTTCCTTCTTTAGATCTTTCTGGGCTACTTCTATAATCGACTGGGATAAGGGCTTCTTTTCTAAGCATTATTCCTGTTTGTTCTTTAACACATCTAACGGCGGCAAATTGTATAGTTTCCATTCCAGCCTTAACTATACCTCCGGGAAATCGGTATAATCCATTTTCTTCAACAGCCAACACGCCATTATCGACAACTATAACCGTTGAAGCTGTTAAAAGGAACATAGGGCATTGATAGAGGTAGAGTGGCTGATTTATACTGACAGATTGTAGTTCCATGTTATTGCTCATATTTACCATTCTGTACTTGCAAATAAGCTAGGTACGTCTTTATTATCGATTCGTCTTTGCAGTTCTTGTTTAAAAGTAATGATTCCAATTAATGGTTCTTCTGAATGGTACTTATATCTATTTATTTCTTCTTCGGTTAATTGTAGTGGTGGTTCGGTGTCAAATTCTTCTGCCGTGTCTTTGCCGACGAATTTAATATAATTTTCTGTGGCTGCTTCTGGAGAATAATCGCACCACCAATCATAGTCGTTCATTCGGTAGACACGAGCTTCGCTATTTTCTATACCTAGAGCAGCGTCTTCGGAATGGCCCATAGTTATCTCCGTTATTATAAGTGGTTCAAACTATTACCTTTGAGAATAAGTTTTATGGTAACATTTTTTATTCTGGAAGCGTAAAACCAGACATCTTTAGTGTCTGGGATGTAAGTGAGCCATTTTAATACTTACATAGAATATCTGAACAATTACCGTTTGTTTCTTTTATCACGATGCTTTTTTTACCATCTTTCTGAACTGCCGCAATAAACGTAGCATTAGGATCATTAGTTAAAATAGTATGCATAAAATCTAATGCTTGTTCTCCCATATGTTCTCCACTATAACTTTTAAGATTATAACTGATTTTTGTATTTTGTTTCATTCTTATTTACTCCTTGTTTTCGTATTTATTGAATGAATGTTATTGTTCCATAGGTCGTCGCCGTATATTGAGTGTTTCATATAGATAATATTTCCGTCTTGTATATCAATGGTAGAATAATAAACCCTGTAATCTATTTGTCCCGACTGAACGCAAATTGTTTTTTCTACGTTATTAAACCAAACATATCCATTATAATGTGGAGATTCATGAATGTGTCCGTGAATGGTTAAAAGGGGTTGATTTTCCTTAATAAATTTCAGGACAGCATGACTTCCTACCCTATGCCCGTTAGCGCACACATCAAGGTTTAAATTAGAAGGAGGGGCATGAATTAACCATATGCTCTTACTCATATTCTTTACTTGGTCTTTTAAATCCATTAAAACGTCCCATATCTTCTTTTTTTCACGAAGATAAACGGCATAATTTTGTATTGTGGTCATTTTATTTTGGTCATTAACTAATAATGGATCGCAATATTGAATCGATGACATTCTAAGATCGCTGCTAGTCTCTCCTCTACACCAAAACTTATAGCCAAATGGATAATCGGGAACATATGGCATTCCGATAAATTCATGACCATCTATTTCTATAACTTTCTCTGATACAAAGTGTAAAAGCCCATCTTGATCAGCTTTCTCCATCATAGGAATTATTCGTTGATTATCGTCATTTCCTAACATAAGAACCAGTTTAGCGCCAGTGTCTTTTATTTTCTTGGCGTATTTGATAATTTTTGGAAAGAATTGGGCTTGGTCGGTTATTCTTGTGTCTTTAGGAAACAGATCTCCGGCAATAATTATGATATCAAATGGATTGGTTTGGCAAACTTTTATCAAATCTTTCCATTTTGAAGGGGCTTGGTGTATATCAGATGTGGCTAGGATTTTCATTTGATATTTCTAATAAACTCGTCTGGAGTTAATGCAACATCGTTTTGTTTGATTTTGTCATAATATTTAGCATTGCCCTCTTCTCTAACCATAACAAAATACCGAATATCTATTCCGCTCATTTCTTCGACTACACCATGTTTGTCAATTTGAGAATAGGAACGGGATTCAGTTATCTCAATTTTATCAATGATGGTCTTTATTATTTTTCTATCTGAAATAACATAAACTTCTTGCCCAATGTCATATTTTACATCGTATGTTTTCATTGTCGTATGTTTCCATTTTAGAACATTGAAGTTTGACGACTCTTAATTCCATAACTTAATTCAATCCAGCAAGTAAAGCCTTCGGGTATTTCATATTCTTTTGAAACTTCTTTTGTTCTTGGGTCTTTAATTTGAACCCCTACATCAAAAGCCTCATATTCAAACTTAGGAATTGCAACTTTACCATCAAACTTCTGAAATTGCAACAACTTTACGCCTTCATCTATTTTAGCCAAGATTTTTTCTTGAACCTTAGACTTGCTTGCATCAGTCTTTAGCTTATCCTTTTTTGAAATCAATTCCCTAATTTGTGCATCGATTTCAAACGCTTTAACCTTATTCTCTGGATTAGGTATTATTTTCTCGTAATAGAATATCATCCTTTCAAAGAGCTTATTCATGGACTCTTCATCTCGAACCATATCTTGATGAGCCCTATCCGTTACATCATTCAATATTGTACGACATTCCGTTATTTTTTCAAGTTCAGAATTAGACATTCTCATTCTATCTTCTGGAATGGATCTATATAAATCCTGAAGCTTCTTTGTTTCTTGCATGCCTTCACTTGCGTCTAAAACCAAGTCTAATTTAAAGACCTTCATGTTGTCGTCAATGAAGTTTTCTACATTATTTGTTACCCACTCAAGGACTTCTGATGCAACTTTTTTAGTATCTATTGTTTTAGAGTCTGAAATAATTGACTCTATTAATCTTTTCTCACATTTAGTCTGCATTTCTGGTAAACTCCTTTGATGTTTCATTTGAGAAAAATGTATTCTTACTCATTTTAACGCCGCAAGAAGGACAATCTATTCCATCAGCTTCTTCCATAAGATTAGCGAATGTCTTCATTTTAACATTACAAGTAGGACAAACGCTATTTTCAATTTTAGATTCAGAAATGAGTTTATCAAGTATTTCAGATATTTCATCACCCGTTTTTGTATCTTGTTCGTAGGGATCAATCATAAGGTCAAATGTTGCCAAGTATTTACACTTCTGACACCACATATTTATTCTATATCCACATATGGGTATTTTGTTTACATTAGGAAATGTAATAATGGCATATTTTCTTCCTTCATTATCCCTTCTATCAATCAGTTCTTTTTGAAACGCCTTATTGATCCTAACGTTTTTAGCCGCTATGATTTTGTTAATATCTCCCAAAGGCCACGGCGCTATCAAAACAATACCTTTTTTATAATGTTCGCATTTTTCGTTATCGCAAGTGAAGTCACATCCTGATGCCATACTAACCTCCTTTTATAAATCATTCTGATGATTTTTTACGTATGTTTTATTTTCTTCGCTATCTATTCCGTTAAAAACTGAATTAATAACTTCTTTCGGTGGAACATAGCCGTGTTTAAGTATATAGTGTTCTACCCGATCAGGGCTAACATAAACTTTCCCGCCATATTTGAATTTTAGACTACAAGAACCCATTTTTTCTCCGCAAATTTCACAATCGTGACGCCCCATATATCCGTCAACCTTCTTAACTTGACTTATTTTACTAACGAATTGACTTATTTGATCTTCTGAGTCCCAAGATGATTCAGATTTATTAACCTTATTACCAATCCATCCCCATGAAAAAAATATTCCCTTTTTTCCACTATAATCTCTATTAACTCCATCGGGTATAAACATGATTATTCCTATTCTACTTCCAAATCGATAAAGGTTTTTATCCAAATATTCTTGAATACATTATACAACAAAAAGAGATTTATCTAATGAAAATATATAAAATAGCCCAAGCAAAACAAACAAAAGAACAACAGGAAATCACTGGTTCCATTGCTCAAGTCCAAGATTCTATCGCCCTAATTAATAAGTCTATTGAAACATTACAAATTGACAAAATCAACGACCTGTTCAAAAAAGACGGGATAATTAACGCCTTACAGTCTGGAAGTATCAGAAGATTAGATCAAAACAAGGTAAATCAAAGCCTACAAGCAATGGCGGCAATAGCAACAAGCTCTCTGGCTATTAATCAGGCATTAAGAGTTATAGAACAAAACGGAGGCGATGTTAATACGGTTATGGGAATGTCGGTACAAGCTCTACAGGTCGGAAACTATAGTGCATTTCAAGCTACAATGGCAGATTTCCAATCTGGTCTGACTGGAATGACAGGAACAACGCAAAATATAACGCTAAATCAAGTGTAGCAGCGGCAGGTTCTAAGTAGCCAGCTTTATGTTTTTCAACCCACCATTTATCTAAGCACCGACCCGATCATTATAGGATAACTGACATCCTAGATCTGTTTGGCTTACTCCATCCTTGGTACGAACGAGTTTCCTCTCCCAGTGGTCAGTTACGGAGTGCTGAGCTTCCTCTACCACATTGATTATCGTATTATTTTTCAATACTCTTGTCAACATTATTCCTAGCCAAAATAGATGCATTTCTCTTGGCTATTCTTATGTTTCTAGCAGCAATTCTAGCAGACCTAGCCTCTATTCTAATTTGTCTAGGAGTTTTGGGTGTAATCGAAGATGATTTTGGATCAATTTGGATCTTCTGCTTCTGTGCCTGTAATTTAGCTTGCATTGCCGCTCTTGCCTTACCACAACCTGAGCATCCCATATTATGTCTCCTTCTTATCAAATATATATTTTTTATATTCTTCTAGAGAAGTTGTTTTAAGTGTTCCTTCTTTAAGTCCCTTACGACGTTCCTCCATCATTTTTAAAAGTTCTTCAGATTTAGCGTCTCTATCTTTTGGAGAACCACAGAAAGTAAGTTCCCAAAATATAGCGTAAAGCAACTCAATTAGGGTTATCGATGGAGTAAAATCTATATTATCTCCTTGGCTAGTCTCGTCGTCACAATCCATAATATAAAGTTTTTGGGACATTCTAATCTCATAGTCAGCCAGCTCATACATAGGAGAAAACTCAATGGCATAATTCTCTCTGAAGTCTTTGGGTAATTCTTTTTTCATATGCCCATACATTTTAACCATATCATCTGAATAACAGTTAATAATACCAACGCCATTAAGCCCCCAAGAATTGCTACTTTCTTTTTCGCCGTCATAAGTTCCCTTGTTCCCAGTCCAGCAAATTTCGAGATATTCCATCTTGCCATCATCGGTAAATGGTTTGCTATCTATTTCTTTACAAAGATCATCTATGTAAGGGCAATGTAATATAGATTCAAGAATTTTTAGTGGTATTTCTGAATCTGAACAAGCTTTCAAAACATCCCTCAAGGTAAAAGGATGCGAGAAGTCAACGACCCTGATTAAATCATCAAGATCGAACTTCATTCTAGGCATTATTTTTATGTTATCGTTTTCCATTATGATTTCTTTTGTTTCTTTTGTTTCTTTTGTTTCTTTGTCTGTTCTTTTTCATTTGTCGGATTCGTATCTATTTCTCCCTTCCAAAAACTAATCAAATTTTTGAGTTTTTGAATTTCTTCTTTTGAACCACTACGTAAAAAATCCCCGATATTAGCTTCGAGATCCTTGTATTCTTTCCAAATCTTTACTGCTTCGGGTCTTTTCTTTTCCAAGCATTTTTCGCAGAGGTCATAAACCCAACTCCCGACACTTATCATATCATGCTTACTTTCACCACATTCGGCACAATAATAGTCGCAAAGTTCTTCGGCTCTGCTAATCTCATTGTCTATGATCTCTTGCCAATGCTTATTGGAAACAGGATCAATTTTCCTTAGTTTTCTTTGACACGTCTTAATCATACTTTCTGTGTAATGATAGAATCTAGCTCCGCCAAATTTTTCCTTTATTTGCGTAAAAATAGCTCGATTCTTAGATTGTTTAAACAGAAAATCAAGTCTTTCGCAAAGATTATCCAATATCCAATACCAACCCTTGCCAATATCAAATGACCAGCACATACAAGTTTGAGACATAGGTAATTTTCTTTCCCTAAACATGACCGGATATTTCTCACACATATACTTATCATATTCTTCGTGAGACATTTTTAAAAACTTATTTTTTCTTTCATCAATTTCTTTAGAATAACAAATTATCATAACCACTCCTTTTTAATATTTAATTATATTTCAAAACCCATCCATTATAATTGGTGATTTTATTTTGTAAAACCTGTCTCATAGTGTATTCAGATAAATCATATTTTTTTAATGTGCATAATAAGTTCCCATGAATTTTTATTATTTTTTTATTAGGCGAAATAAGAATATACTTTTTTGCTGCCGGGTTTAAACTACCAACTCTAATATTTGACAAAAATGTCTTTACTTTTAATAAGGACATTCGATTATGTTTCCTCTTGTACTCCTTTTTATACTCTTTATAAGTAAGACCTGTTTTTTTAATATATCGTTCTATTGCTTTGTTGCGAATAATTTTTTTTGTTTTTTCAGTATGTTTATGACAAAAAGTAATTATCTTGCCACTATTAATTATTTTTTTTCTAGTTTTACTCATTTTAAATTTTGATTTATTGGTATGTTTTTTACCATAAAAATTGTTTTTATGGCCAGACTGTGTTCCTTTTCGTATTAAAGATAAATACATTTTATGTTCATTTGTAAATCTATATTGGTTTCCACCCGTAGTTAAATTATATCCATTGGGACAAAGTGTTTTGTACTTTTTAATATAAAATTTCTCCATCTTGTTTAGTAAATTAAAATTTTTACAACAGTCAATGATTTCGATTTTAAAATTTTTTTGTTTATATTTTATAATTGCCTTGTGTAAATATGGCATTTTTTTAGATCGATTTAATAAATTTTTTGCATATCGACAATGATCCATCCATCTTTCTTTGATTGTTCTCGTTGTTAATCCGATATATGATTTTCCATTTATTTTATTCGTAATTTTATAAATTAAAAAATTACATAACTTTTTCATTTATTTTTGCTTAAGTTTTAAGACTAATATGTTCGAATAAAGACACTGTTAACGCCAATCTCAAATGTTTTAAAACCAACTTATTTTTATGTGCATTGATTATCATATGGAAATTCAATCCATGTATTATCCGGTATTTCCTTAACAAAAAAATCAACAGCGTGTTTACTTCCGCTTTTTACAAAAACAGATGCAACATAAATTCTTATTTTATTACTGGTTTTATTTATTATTTTACTAATGTTTGAAATTGTTTTGCTTGTGTCTACTATATCGTCAATTAAAAGTAATGTACCTGATTCATCTGGTAAATTATTAAATCTCATTGGAAGTTCTTGATATATACGATAGTCTCGACTAGTCTTACCTACATAAGAACTATAACCACACGAATATATTTTATCTATATTCAATTGATATGCAACAATTCCAGAAGGTATATACCCACCTCTAGGAGCAGTAACTATAACGGTTTTTTCACCAACATACCCTTTAAGAATATGGCAAAGGGAATAGCAATACCCTATATAGTCAGCCCATTCTATTTTAAGAATTCGGTTCGGCATTTCCCCTCTCCAATTTTTCTAGATGTTTTTTTAAAAAAATCTTAAAGCACCTAGATATATTTATTGCATATTTATCTCTCAATTTATTAAGCGTGTCGTAATCTTCTTGTTCCATAACCAAATCGTATCGATATCTTGCTTTTTTGTCTTTATTCATAACATATTATTCCACAAAAATACTCATAATTCCTTCTTATATTTTCAATTATATTTATATCGGAATTTTTTATCTTTCATCGCCTGATCCACGTAAGGTTTTTCGTTTCCTTCTGTCAATAATCTTCTATACATTTGAATCTACTACATCTTGAAAATCTAATCCTAATTCATTTGCTTCTGCCACAATATAAAAGGAATTATCTTTTACAAATTTCTGATATTTGTTAAAATGCATTATCATTTATCTCATCACTGCCATAAACTTCCTACCATTGACATCAAAAAATTCATGCCTGACTTTTGTTTTCTTTACTTCGACCATAAATTGATGGAAAGCAATAGCATCGTCCTTAATCTTGTCAATATCAAAGAAACAACAATCTATCTTCTTATTGAATGGAGGCAGATAAAAATCACATTGATATTCAGCCTCAATATCGGCCAAAACACTCATCTGAATAGGAGTTAAAAATTTCATTCCACATCACCATTTTCTTCTCTGGCCACATCTTCCCTAATATCGAGATTCCTACGCCTAAATTCGTCTGCACAATGTTGAGCTGCATAAACGGTGTCGTGAAGAGTTGAATACCGAACATTTTTGTCTTTCATGAAAGTTTTCATCAATTTATAAATACAATACTCCAACTCGCCCTTGGTTTCTATGAACGGTATTTTATTCAGATGATCATCAAATTTCGTTCTCATTGCTTTTTTAATATATGGCATAATTCACCTATAATTCATATATGTAAACTGAAACGTCTTGTTCACATAAATTTTCAATGATTAATTTTTCAATTTCTTCCCATTTTCCCCCTGCTAACCCTGCTCCGATTTTTGGACCAACAACACTTGCCTCATATTTTTTTGCAACAACAGCAACCTTTTTCAAACAAGAACCCACTGCGTCATAACGAATAGGAGGAACGCCGTTTGTATATCCCAAACTTTTTTGCCCAATCATATTCGCTACCACTGTCTCTTTATCAACCTTAACAAATTGAACGTTGCCTAACTTAAAATCATCCTTTTTAAACCATTTAACATAATCATCGTATGCACTCGGCCACTTCTTCCTTATCGCCAATGCTATGCCAGCACCCATCACACCTAAATCATTACAAACATGAACAATTATCTTTCTACCCTTAACTTCCAATGGATTAAGGGCATCTCCAGAAAAATATGTAATTGGCTTCATGGCAAAAACATATCAACATTCGTCTAATTCTGGCATCTTTATAAATCGTTCAGTCAATAATTTGCAGTCGCCACATCTCTGCGTCTTCCTATCAAAACCGTAAAGGTCATTACCAAACAATAAACATTTATAGTTACTAGTCCCATAAATAGACCCTTCTTTGTATTTGTAAGTACATTTCCCGCAAAGATGGTCATCTTCAGGGCAAATAACTATTTCGTACTTGATATTTTTAACCTTTTTCATGGTTCTTTTCTTCCATTATACAGAAATAATAATGGGGGCAGAAATAAATCTACCCCCCATTACTTCACTCTTTCTATATCTAACCCTTCTTAGACTTAGACTTCGAAAGCCTCTTCTTTACGCTTTCTTTTGGTTTGTCTACGACCTTCTTTGGCTTCTTTGGCTTCGGATTTCCATCAACCTTAGTCGGATCAGTAACCGCATACTTCTCGATTGCCCGATCCAAAATCGCCATAGGCGTAAAGTCCTTACCACCCAGAACGGCCGACAGCAAAGACGGACTAAAGCCACTAACCATACCAACGTCCTTATGAGTTTTGTCAGACGGAGAGCCATCATATGCCGATAGGTTCCAGTATACAATCTTAGGACGACTATATCCAGCCTTCTCCCAAGCCAACATTCCCGCCTCTACCGAAGTCATGTCGTCAACAGTTCCTTCGTCAAACTGCATATCAGAGATAATCAACAAACAGTTAGGTATCTGATCTTCCTTAGCGTTAAACATCTTTGCAGCATCCAAAATCTGATCCAATGCCGCACGAACATTAGTAGGGCCGCACCACCCATCGTTATACTTTTGTGCCGCTATACTAAAAGTATCGTTCTTCCAATCTACAAGTCGGCTAGTAGAAGAAAATGGAATGAACTTTCTATAGAAAGGATTCTTTGATCCCAATCTATCTGAGCAATACAGACCCAGACTCAACGAAACATCAATGGCTTTTACACTTCCACTCACAGGTGTGTCCATTGATCCGCTAAAGTCACAAATGGACATAATTCTCATGTTCGTCCCGTTCATGTAATCAGGTAACGCAGCAAACTGAGCGTTCGCCAACTCGCTATCCTTGTAATTAGCTCCACTGCCCCTTCTACTAGAAGTAAAACCATGAAACCCTCCGACACGTTCGCTCAAATCTGCATATAGAGTCCTGAGGACATCATGAGGAAATAGAACGGAAGCGTTCACCTTAACCTCATTACCATCCTCGTCAACACCCTTAGCCAACGCAGCCTTCCACTGACCGAAACGAGTGCTGTCGTGTTTACCAAAGGCATTGTTGTAGCGAGCCATAGCAACAGATGGAATCTTGTTATAGTCAATCTGTTCCCAGTTCTTCTGACACATAACGGTTTCCACAACATGCGTATTAGAAACCAGAAGTTTTCTGAAAGTCTTCGGGTCCATCTTCAAGACCTTACGCATCTTGTTAAACACCAGAGGATTCTTGTCGCCACGAGGACACCACTTAGCCGCCAACTGATGCCCGTCCTGAATCGCTCTTGCCCAGAAATCGAGAGCCAACTTCTCGCAAGGAGTATCAATCAGAGCCTCCAAGTCATCCCAACGGCCAACCTCAGGAATCCAATGCAAGTTAGCCTCAACCCACTTGCTATCGGTCTTAGCCAACCAGTTTAGAATCTCCCTGAATCCGCTTCTGTTTCCAGCACCACCACGGCAATCTCTCAGCCACATCGCCAACTGCATCGCTTTGTAACTGTTCATAACCCAAGCAGGCTTATAGAGTTCCAGCGCCGTACTCTCTCCACCGTAGTACGTTCCCTTTCCCTTAAACATGGAACCTGCCTTGCTGAAAAACTCCAGCAAGGTGTTGCCTGAATTTTCATACGCCCAGTCATTATTACCAGTTCTCATCGCTGTTCCTCCTTGTTTTATCGTCATTTATCCAAACAAAAAGGCTGATTACCTTTCGATAACCAGCCCGCACAAAATCCTAACTTTGGACTTGAACGGGTTGGCTTTTTTACTTATGTTAGAAGTAGTTTTTTGCTGAACCCAACCGTTTATCAAGCTCTATAAAATTCAACAGGTTGATTCAATTTTATTTTACTGAGTTTTATTCTCGGCCGCCAGTTTCCCAGCGTATCATGTTTATTTGTTGCCGAAACCAACCGTTATGAATTCTGTTACAATAATACCCACATATCGTTACAAAGTCAACTCTTATTTTTAATTTTCTTTCACTGAACTCTTAAAACTCTCAAAATTAGCTCGAAATTCGCTCATTAAATGATTTTTCAATACGGCTCTATAACTGGATTCAGATGAATAAGTTGAACTATATGCCTGTATTTCATCTTCCATTACGTTTTTACAATATCCAAGTAAGGTCAGAGTTTCAAACATAACCTTCTTTTCTTGTTCTTCTAAATTTTTAGCTATCTTTTTGCAGCTTCTCTTATATTCTGGATAGAAACGATAAAAAGAGTGGGCTAATTCGTGACTAATAACGTTCTGAAGATCACTCGAATTCTTATGAACGCCAATAATGTAAATTTTATCTGCATTTTCAAAATTTATTTCCATTTTTTCTTTAGTCATCAGTTTTCCAACCAATCCAATAAAATGCTTCTCTCTTTCCCTAAGGTGATCTCTATTTTCACCACATTTTGAAATCCACTTTTTCAAAACGTCTCCCGGGATATTAAAGCCATTCCACATCGACGGATAACTAAAATTACCACAATGACTTAGACTCCAATAATCCATAAACTCTTCCAAGGTAAAATACTTATTTCTAAATTTGGGACTCTCATAAAATTCCTGAATGCGAACAAGCGACATACAAAGTTCATATTGAGTTGGATAAGTAAGGAGATAAACATGAGGAAAAATAATTTGCGATTTTACTTTCATATCAAACCTCCATTCCATAGACGGCATTCATTGATTTCTTAATGTTAGTTATAGTGGACTTCAAATCCCTTTATTACCCAATCAATTTATTTTTAAGTTCAATGTATCTTTCCGTATAAGTAATCCCAACTTGCGCTTCCCTGTGATCGAAACCGAAAGCTCTTCTACTTACGGCAACAACTGGAGGAGCCTGAATTCTTTTAGCAACAGCAAGTCCCTGATAGCAGTTCCACCATCTTTCCAAATCATCTACAAACTTCTTCTCGTCATAATCAAAAAGATACATGATACTTGCCTTGTTGAACCATCCAAGCTCTTTTTCTAATGTTCCAAAACCGGCCAATGTCCAACTTAAAATATCTTCAGGAGTTACCCTGTTCCATCTTTCAACCCAAGACGAAAAAAGTAGGTCATGATAAGCATAATTTAAAGGGTCTCCCTTACCCTTTGTTACGTCTTGCTTATCGCTTAATTCGGCAGACGGAACAACATTAATGCTTTCTTCGGGAATAACATTTTTTACGTTCACATTAAACCATTTTGCCATTTCGTAAACCTGAGTCTTCCAAAGATCGGCAATAGGAGCAAGAAATCCACCTAAATCTCCATACATTGTCGTATAACCAACTGTCATTTCGGATTTATTGGCGTTACAAGTAAAAACACCACCAAACCAAGCCGCCCAAGCCGAAAGAATTCTGCTTGATCTGTCTCTCGCCTGAACATTTTCCATCATAAAAGAAGTAAGTCCGGGAGGATTGTTTTTATACACGCCATCTTTCGAACTATAATCAAAGATATTATTTGCATCTATCTGTTCGTTGGTTAGATTTACACTTTTTTCAATTTGAGTAACCGCATATTTACAACTCAAATTTTTAGCAAGCTGAGACGCGGCATTCTTTGTTAAATCAGAATTGAATTTACTAGGCATATTAACAAGTAAGATATTTCTAGGAGGAAGTATCTCACTCATAATCACAGCAACAAGAGCCGAATCAATACCTCCAGATGCCCCAACGACTACTTTATCAATCCCAAATCTTTCCATAAACTTTTTGGTCGTATACTTAACTGCTTCATAGATCTTGCCAATATCGTCTTTAAACTCAACGGAATCACCGAAACAACAATTGGTATTAATTTCTATGGTTTCAGCTAACTCAACAAAAGGCTTTCCAATATTTAATTGCAGTCCGCTCGAATCATAAATACAGCTTTCGCCATCAAAACTATAAATAGTCTTTCCATTATCCTGAATGCCAACACAATTCACATAAACCATCGGAATATTATATCTAATAGACTTGTCTTGAAACACTCTGTTCCTTTTACTGTTTTTTCCTGCCGTAAAAGGAGAACAGGAAATATTAACAATAATGTCAGACTTGGGAGCGAGTATTTTAATGGGTGAAATAGTATAGTCGGTGTCCCATGCATCTTCGCACAAAATACATCCAACCCTTAATCCATTCCCCAATTTGTAAGGGGCATAACCATCAGAGTTATCAGTGCGTTCGTCCTGAATAAGTTTGCGATAGCTATAGAAATGACGATTATCCTCGAACTCTCTGTATTCCGGCATCAGTGTTTTCTTAGTTGTAAAATCATAATTCGTATTAGTGTTAAACAATCCATTCTCGGCCACAAAACAGGCATTATATTTCCTAACTCTACCGTCCTCGTTCTTAAGCTTCCAATCAACATCGACATTACCGAATATAACCACAATACCTTCTGCCGACTCTTTTATACGGTCTCCCTGACTAACACAATCCCTAAGGAAAGATTCTCGCTCCCACATATCTCCAATCATGTAACCGGGAATGGCCATCTCGGGAAACACAATTATCTGAGCGCCATCTTCCTTAGCTCCTTCAATCATTTTAAGCATTTTGTCGGCATTCTTCTTGGGAAAGCCGGGTTTAACTTCCATCTGTGCTAAACAAATTTTTGTTTTCATGTCAATATCCAATCCAATCTTGATAATATTGTATAGAAATAGAGAAAGAATGCAAGAATAAAAACTATCTATTTTTATATCTTGCACATGTGGATTCAACATCGATTCTTAGAAAAAGTTCGATGTTATAAGATCGATCATCCAAATAGAAATCGGCAAAAATTTTACGAGTAGAAAATTCCTCACCTTCAGCCATCCTGTCAGCCATATATTTTACCTGTGAGGGAGTGTTTTGATTTATGGAATCAAACTCCAAACCAACTTCTTTACACCTAACTAAAGCTTCCTTCAAAGAGATGCCTTCCCGACAAGTCCATAAGGCGATTTCGGCCCCATTTTTCCTGAAGAGCTTAACCTTGTCAATAACATCTTGTTTGGGATCACCCTTTTCCGGCCAACTGCCCTCAAACAATGTTCCGTCATAGTCTACGCTGAGTATAAATGACATAATATGTTTCCGCTTATGTCTTGCTATCTGCTACAGAGGATGCAGCCCATGCATCCGGCTTAACCAAGGCTCGAAATCCTTGGCTAGCTACCAATCCAATTAACTCGTCCTTATACTGACCGGACTTAAACTTTAGACTCTGGTTAACATCCAAATGAATACCAATAACATTCTCCATTGGTATATGCTGAGTCAACCACCAACCAACCTCTAAAGACCTCATTGCCTCCATAAGCAATCTCTGCCTCAAAGAATCCATATAAGGTACAGAATCCCGGTGCAATACAACAGAACCACCCATTTTCATCCTATATGCAATAAGAACAGAAGTAAAAAGACAAATTCTCTTCTTAGAATAGTTTTGGCTATCCGTCCCAATAAAAAACAAATTATCTTTATTTTTAGACTTAATAAATTCTAAAATATCAACTTTGTTCTTCCCGTCATAAGATCTCCAAGCCCACTCGTCAAAAGGCTTGTATCCATATCTTCCCTGCGAGTTCTTCATTATAACCTACCTTCCTACTTACTTATCTACCTCTAGCAAAACCAACTTACATGCCAATATCTAAACCATATTCCAACCACGCTCAGTTGGGCAAATACGGGTATCATTCTAGCCTACGAGTTCCGGCGTCCTCAAAATCGTCCCGCATCGCTGAAGTCTTTAACCGCTTCATTGTAACGGTGCGATTATCTGCCCAACAATTGTCCACATGTTACGTACCCTCCGCTCCAATAACGCCCCCCCCTTATGACCACATATATTCTCTCAAATCAACAGCCATCTTCATATATTTTTTTTCTTCGTTAATCAGTTTATTTTTCAATTCATCATAACGGTCTAAAAGCCTATTTTCCTCTATAACCTCGCCTTCTGTCATAGTCCTTTTCTTACTAAAAAAATCGTCCGGTTTTTCTCTCAAAAGACTATTATATGTCGCCCAATCGTCAAGCGCTTTTTCAATTTCGTCTTCTCTTTTGGCATAATTCTTCCACCATTTATAAACTTCAATAATCTTATCGTCATTGGCAAACTGGTCTTCCAAACATTCACAATAATCATCCCTGTAGTCTTCCGTGTCCTCTTCCCTTATTCTCTTAAACTCTTTGTCTCTATCTTCCTGACTCCAAATTCTCATGTCGTTCTCAACAAACCATTCAACTAAACCCATCACAGCATAAAGCATCCTTATATTCGTATCATACCAAGGACTAGGAGGCAATTTTGTCCTTACAATATGAAACTTATGCCCAAAAAAACGATACCAAATAGGCTCAAAAATACTGTTTCTAAACCAATTACGAAACGCCCAATATTTTTTTGATAATTTATTCATGAATATATCCTACCACATTTATTACAAAAATCAAGCACAACCTTTAACTATTTACCACCATAAGTCTCTAAAATGCTCGGCAAATAACTTCATCCCCTCAGTGTACTTATCCCAATTTTCTTTCTTCTCTTCTACAGTCAACTTATCGTAATCTCCAGACATGTCATCATCAATTTTTGTCCACTCTAAAGCAAATATAATCTTGTCTAAAATCTTCTCCCACTCCTTCTCATTAGCCAAATTAGCCGGATAACCATTAGCAACCATCTTAAATCTCTTTAATCTAGGCAAAATAAATTCAACAATAACACTATAAAGAGACCAAGTTTCAGTATCACTAAAACCACACTCCTTTAACATTTTTAGATGCTTACTATAACGCTTGTCTTTTTTAGTGATATAAAGAGGCGATTTAACCGACCACTTGCTCGTTAGCTTTTTCATTGTTTACTCCTGTTTAAGATGGCAGAGCGAGTGAGATTTGAACTCACGGGTGAACTTTAAAGGCCCACCAATCGATTTCCAGTCGATCCCTTTCGGCCACTCAGGCATCGCTCTATTAAGTCCTGTGAAAAATATAAAATTTACTGGCGGAGGCACTGAGGATCGAACTCAGATGTCCACTTAAGGACGCCGCTTTAGCAGAGCGGTCCCTTACCAATTCGGGCCATACCTCCATTAAATCTGGAAGAGGGTGAGGGATTTGAACCCCCGCATGACGTTTTAAGCGCCATGTTCCGATTTCAAGTCGGATGCTTTTAGCCACTCAGCCAACCCTCTAATTTCTCCAACCATCTTCCAAAATATCTTCTTTTAATCTCTTGGCTTGATTTGCCTTTTTCTTTTTACACCCCCAACAAATATCTCCCTTGTCTCCATAAATTTCCGCGTATTCAGCATAACTTAGGTCTTCGTCAATCATTGTTCTACAAACATCGCAAATTACTGCCCCGTCTCCATCATTAAATTTGTATGCCATAACACTCCTTAAAATATTGGCGGAGGGTGAGGAGTCTGAGTCCCCAAGACCTTTTTAGGGGTCTCCGCTTTTCGAGAGCGGTGCAATTTTTCCATTTCTGCCAACCCTCCATAAAAAAATTTTTTAACTTTCCGTTACATTCCATTTCTTGTCATATGCTTCTTTATTTACTCCAGCCTTTTTCAAATCTTCTGCAAACCATTCCCAATCTCTCTCGCAAAGCTGACCCTCATCTGCCGCCCATTGCCAACTCCACTCTTTTAGCCCACACATCAACATTTCTTGTCCCAAATAAACCATCCTGCGACTTTTGTGATAATCCTCAACAGCTTTATTTATCGCCTCTTCATCGTTTTTCTTGTGAGCCTCTAGAATTTCGCCAACAGCTTCGTCAACACATATATCTATATCGTGAACTACAAACTCCAACCAAGACGCAGTACGCATAATTACTCCTTAAATATGGTGCCGGAGGCGGGATTTGAACCCACACACCCTTTCGGATAACAGATTTTACTTACCACTATAGCTTTCACTACCCGTTCGCTCGTCGCTACTAAGTTTGTGGTCTGGACTATGCCTTTACCATATTAAATAAGGGGACATCATATAACCTTTTGGCTTCATCTCATATGACTTTTTGCTAGTAGTCCGACTAAAGGTTTATAAGCCACATTGCCCTTTCGTCTTTCACTAACTTTGCCTTATTTAATTTAGGTAGCTGATTATAGTCTCTACACCTTCCCGAACTTGATAGATAATTCCACCCCTCTCTATCAGCACATTGGGTAGCCGTTGTCTTTCCAACTGTCATCGGGCTTGGCTCGGCGTTGGGGACATATGTTTACAGATTGCCAACCCTTTTGAGGTTAGTCATTGTTACCCGTTCACCGAATTTACAGCTTACTAACACACTATTTCTAGTATGCCGACCCCTACGAGTCTGTTGCGGCTGCCAATTACGCCACTCCGGCAATTTACTATCAAAGAACATTGGTGCCATCGAAGGGATTTAAACCCTTACTCCATTTAAGGAACACGGTTCTGAGCCGTGCGCGTATGTCAATTCCGCCACGATGGCATTTTATTATTCTGGCCATTTATCACTATTTTCTTCATCTGCAACAAGATATTCTCCCAGTATTTTTTTCATACAATGCTGACAAATATCTAGCTTAAGGACATTCCCATCTCCAAAAACAGAACCGTATCCACCCTTAAACAACATCGAATAAATTTCTTGAACCTCTTCCCAATCTTTTTTGCAATCATACACTTTTTTGCAAACATCGCAAGTAATACTTTCTGGAACTTTCTGTTCTACGGTTTGTGTGCTATATTTAATCATACTAATCCCCTTTTCATCATGTTTAGCTTGAGTTTTGCTTTGTCGTATTTTTTCTTCGTTGCCTCGATTTCTTCTGGGCTAACACTCTGCTTAAAATGTTCGCTATTTAGCCTCTTCTTAAGAAATTCAACATACTGCTCTTCGTGTTCTAGTTTGTTTACTTTCATTGCTTTTATCCTAAAGTTGGTGGGAGGACAAACGGTTCATGTCAACTTCCATCTTAACCCGTTCATACCATGTTGACTTCAGGCAGGTTTTTAAACCCCCTCCCATTAAAAGTTGGTGGTAGTGGTGGGAGTCGAACCCACAAGGATATTTATATCCGGTAGATTTTGAGTCTACTGCGTAAGCCGTTCCGCCACACTACCTCATGACTAAATTTGGTGGGCATGACTGGATTTGAACCAGCACTCCTTTCGGAACCAGATTCTAAGTCTGGCGGGTCTGCCAATTTCCCCACACGCCCTTAAAACTGGTGGTACTGAAGGGAGTCGAACCCTCAATCTCTTACGAGCCTATACTCCTCAAGCATAGATGTATGCCAATTCCATCACAGTACCATGGGTGGGAGGTTTCAATCGGGTATTACTACTCTACGATTGATATTTATCCCACATACTTCTAATTGGTGATGGGGGTTAGACTCGAACTAACATAGCCATTATGAGCAACCGAACTCATTATAGGCGGCGGATTTACATTTTATATTGCCGTAAACAACCCTTCTAATCGGGTTGGATGGTTTTTGTCCGCTGGGTTTGCCAATTCCCCCACCCTATCATCTAACTTCAATTATCAAAGAACAAATATGGTGGTAAGGGAGAGATTTGAACTCTCTAACCCGTAAAGGACCGGTTTTACAGACCGGCGCGGCTACCCATATCCGCCTCCCTACCAAACTCAATGTTATTTTTACTTATTTAACCAACCTTTCATTTTTCTTCAAGTTACATTCTATCGCATTTTTTAAATTATTCAAGGCATTTCTTTTTGTATTTCCGGTTGCCTTCTTATGGATTTTTGTTGCTTCTGCCATATAGAAGGTTACGCCGTCGAACTCGTTTTTATATTCTTTCAACCTAATCATTTAAACATTCCGTCTCTCTTGTTTTTTGTAATTTCTTTCCAATTGATTTCTAATTTATTACATCTCTTTCTTATTGCATTATCTGATACTCCGTACATTTTCCCTATTTTCGTCATTGGAAACTTTGTTATTAAGTTTTCTAAATCATCCTTGCTAACATTAAACCTTACGAATAAAAAGTGTTTTTTAGGTATAGTGATATTCTTGTTTTCACATATTTTTCTGACAGCATCCGTAGAGATGTTAAATTTTGTAGCTATCTTAGTAATGGATTCCGTCTTAACCATGTCCTTCAGTTTGTCGTCATCTATTTTAACATATTCCTTTTTATTACCAATTATTGTTTTTGAATTTTCTAAAATTATTTCTTGTTTTAAATTAAAATTGTCTTTCAAATATTTTTCTTTTATAAGAAGTATTATCTTCGTGTTGTCATAATCAGAGTGTATAATTCGATGACAATTAGAACATAATAGCTCGCATTTATCAAGTTCTTTTTTTATTATTTCCCATTTTCTATTTAATGATGTCCCAATTGCCATCTCTTTATTGTCTTCTGAATGGTGAAATTCAAATGCCGCAAAATTAATGTCGTTAATTTCATAATTACACTTTTTACACTTCCCGCCCAGATAATTTATTGCCTTTATTTTGCTTGCTCTCCTTCTTAATTTTGAAACACACGTATTGCAAATTTTAGGTCTATTTAACTGAAAATCTGAGTATTTTTTATCACACAAACAACATTTGTCATATGATATGTTTTTTTTCTTTGCAAGCTCAATATCAATCCCGTATTCCCTACACCAGTATCTTATGGAGCCGTGTGTCAATCCCATTAGCTTTATCGTTCTATGTACTCCGTTATATTTTAATGTTTCTCTTAGTATTTTTTCATCTACTTTAATATTCCTATATCTCTCTTGACTTTCTAATATTTTCATTCTTCTTATTTTTTCTGAAATCTGTTCTTTAGTTAATTTTATGTCTCCCGCCCATAGTCTTATGGTTCTAGTTTTTATTCCTAACAATTTGGAAATTTCACCGAACGTATTTCCCTCTAGCCTTAATTTTCTAGCTGTCTCTTTCATATGCTCTCCTATCTTGCTATAAATTTCTTTATATGAAATATTATACAAGATAACTGAGTATAATTCCTTCTTTTATTTAGGAATTATGGAGGGCCGCATGAGAATCGAACTCATGTTTGGAAATTTGCAGTTTCCCGTGTGAACCACTCCACCAGCGGCCCGTTTAATAAATTGTCAAAGAGCGAACCTTCAACCACTCAGCCATCCGTGCCTTTTCCTTACCAATCCTTTTCTACTATACTATCTATAATTTTGAAGTTCTCTTTATCCATCACGACATTCATTGTAAGTGTCGTAGCTGCTTCGCCAAAGTCTTTCGCATCGTTATACATACTGGTCCAGAAAGTTGATGTAAATGTTCCGTCAGCGTTCAGGACTGTTTTCTCAATTATCTCGTCTACTATTGGTTTAGTTTCGTCTCTCCATCCTGACAATTCCCAATCAATTGCCTTAGTTTCTTCTTTAATGCACAATCCCATCAATTTTGCCACTGCCATTTCTATTGTTGTTTCTTTTCCAAGTGTCATCATTCTCCAGTGTAAAATAAAGCTACTGGAACTCGAATTACTAACAAATCCTGTTCTAATCTTCATATTTATCTCCTTATATTTAACCAACAAAAAAGCCCGTTAGATTTTCATCTAACGGGCTGAGTCTTTCCCATCTCTTTTTTTAGGTAGAGAAAACCCCACTCAGCCCGTTACTTAGATAACAGGATGACAAGCTTAACGAACTGCTGAGTGACAGGTTTTTCATATCTATTACCTTATTCTTTATTAACGTAAAAATTCCTTCATCTAATTTTCAATATCCTACTCGTTAATGATATTAAAGTCAACTATTATTTTCAATTTTCTTTCACTAAAAAATTTATGGATGCAACTATCATGTCTTTAGAGGCGAATTAATCGATGGAGGACTAGCTAAATCTTTCCATCAACTACGGTATCTAGAAAACCAACCGCTACTGTTCCACAACAATCGCATCCATAATCATTATACAATATTATGTATCTTTTGTTTTGCCGGACATGATTTTTTTTGCAATATCTACTATTTTTTTATCTTCGGGGAAATGGGGTTGTTTTCGTTTTTGTTTCACTATTTCTTCTTCGTCATCATTTTCGTCGTCATCTGGAATCATTTTATCAAGAAGGTTGTCGCAAATAACTATATCGAGTCCTTCCATTGAAGCTAATATAACGGCATTAAAGAAATTGACATTGGCTAAGCTATCGAGTTCTCCGTTATTGTCTGATATAACTAATCTAACGAGCAATACGTCATCTTTTAGTTCCGGGGCATATACGGAATCCATAATAACTCCGGAAAGAAATTTATCCTGAGATTTCCAAGAGTCAAGCATTGTTTTATATATTCCCAAAATATTTGTATTTATATCATACTCGCTATTTTTATCCATGACATAACTAATCAGCTTTGCATTTTCTTTAGAGATTGGGAAGAATAGCATTAGTTCTCGGTCAGATGAGCAAGCCAATATAACCGACGGTCCGTTATATCCGTCCTCATTAACTTCTACGCACTTCATTATTGAGAATCTATTCATGATCTTATTATACAAATTAATCTAAAGGAATCAATTCAAAATCGTCTCCGGTTCTGGGTTGAGAAGCGGATATGGATTCTGCATTTCCGGACGGTTCTATATCGATATTATTTCCTATTATTCCCTTGTTATAAGATAGTCCACCATAGGCCGGTTTTGACCAATAGGTGGGTTGGTTTCTATAATAGGGATGTGGTTCAGGGATTACTATGTAAGCTGGTCCTGTTTCGTCCAGTTGTTCCATAGGCAGTTGATAGCCGCTGAACTGATAATTGACATCTGCATCTGTCATTATATTAGGTCCATGGTTGTAATGGTCATGGGGGCTGGTTTAGAGGTATCGACGTTCATTCTAGTTGCTGAAAAACGGTAATAGTCTTGTATTCTTCTTTGGTATTCTTCGGGAAAGCTATCTAGGGCAACTAAATTCTGATAGACATTAAGGGTATCGACTTGCAATTGGAGGGTATCTTCTGGGATTGCGAAATAGTTTAAATCGTCTTTTAAATCAGCTTTAGTGAGTGGTGGTCGGCTCGTATTTAGTGGTCGGCTTGCCATAAACGTCCCTCATAAGCTTGACTAGTTTTTCTTTATCCTCTTCGCTTATTTTATTCTTTGGGATATCTATGAAAACCTTTATGAAAGCGTGTTTATCGTCTGTGATTCCCTGTTTTTCTATTTTATACAGGTATCCAGAGTTTTTAGATGAATCGAGTTTAAATTCTACTTCTTTACATCCGAGTATATTGACTTTAATTTTCTCTTCTGCTAAAACTGAATCTATGGTTGCATTAATGGAGGCATAGATATTTCCGTCTCTTAGTGTTATTCCCTTATAATTTTGGGGGTAGTCGATAATAATATAGGTATCTCCAACTGTTTTTCCCCCCCCATAATAAACTTCATTTCCCTTGCCTTTAATTCTTAGGGCAGACATGGGATTAAGTCCGGCGGGTATATCTACGGACAATTTTTCATTTATTTTTTTAAATCCAGTTGAGCCACATTTTTCACATGGATCCGTTTTTTTACCCGTTCCTTTACATTCGCTACAAGTAGTATTAAAGACGACATTATTTTGAACGCTAAAAAAGACATTCCCGAGTCCATTACAAGTACGGCATTTATCTTTAGAATTAATTCTTCCCTTTCCGAAACACTTATCACAAGCAATAAATCTGGTAAAATCGATTTGGGCTTTTCCTCCTTTAATTATATTTTCCATCCCGATTCTATAAGCGATTCTATTATCTGGATTAACTGCAAATGAGTTATCCACTGTAAATCTCATATTTCCGAATATATTAGACGCAGTAGTGAATGAAGAGAATGGGTCAAAATGGGCAGCTCTCATCCCTCCGTTGTCATAAATTTGCTTGGCGTCAGAATCGGAGAGAGTGGAATAGGCTTCTGATATTTCTTTAAATTTTTCTTCGGCTTCTTTATTGTTTGGATTTTTGTCGGGATGATACTTGTGTGCCAGATTGCGATAAGCTTTTTTTATACTTTCTTCATCGGCATTTTTTTCAACGCCTAGAATCTTATAATAATCTTTGCCATTTTTATTCATTATTTCTTTTTGCAAACAAAATTGTCATTTTCTACCGATATAAATATAATACATCCCGAACCTCTTCCGGTTAATGCATCTGAAACACAGGGCTCAATTTTCTTGGCAATTAAACGATTTAAAACGGTAGCATTAGATCCGTGTTCTTCTTTGCTAAGTTTAAGAAGCAAGTCATAAATAGTATCTGTAAACTCCATTGTAAAACCTCGATCAGTCAAGCGGGATCCTATTTCGTCCATTCGCATCTTAATTATTTTTTTAAGATCGTCGTCGGAAAGTGGCATAAACGGTACGAATTCATCTACTCGATTAATAAACTCTTCTCCATATTGCTCTTTACAATAAGTGATTAGTTTACCCTGAAGTTCTTTAAATGGATCTTTGGCAATTTGTTCCGAGAATCCAAGCGAACCCTTTGTATCTCCAGATCCCATCCCAAAATTGCCCGTCATAACTAAAATTACATTCTTAAAATCTGCCTTGTTTCCGCTTGCATCTGTCATTTCTCCATCTGACATAACTTGCAGAAATAGTTTTAGAACGTCGGGGTGAGCTTTTTCCAATTCATCCAACAAAACAATACAATAGGGTTTTCTTTTAATTTTATCTATGAACAAGTCTCCTTCTTGAAACCCAACATACCCCGGAGGGCTTCCAATGAGTTTACTGACAGAGTGCTTTTCCGAAAACTCTGTCATATCCAATTTGATAAAAGAAGAGTCTTTTCCGAATACGGCTCTTGATAATTCTTTAGCCATATAGGTTTTCCCCGTTCCACTTTTACCTCCAAAAACAAAGCTACCGATTGGTTTAATTGGGTTTCTTACGCCTGAATAAGCATTTTTCAAAATTCTACAAACTGTCTCGATTGCATATTTCTGCCCAATAACTTTTTCAGACAGTATTGATTCAATCTTTACTATTCTCTCGTTATCATCCCAAAGAATAACCTCAATTGGAACCTGACATAATTCACTTATAACATTGGCTATATCTTTTCCTGTTATAATTGGTTTTTGGGACTTATTATTTTCCCATGCATGTTTGGCGCAACTTGTATCAATGACATCAATTGCCTTATCGGGAAAGTTTCTGTCGGGCAAATACCTTAAACAAAGATTGATAACGGAATCGACAGCATCATCCGTAATAATACATTTGTGATATTCCTCAAACTTCGGTTTAATTCCAGCCAATATTTGATGCATTTGTTCTTTGTTGGGCTCTTCGACTACAATTTGCTGAAATCTTCTTTCCAGAGCGCCGTCTTTCTGGAAGTATTTCTTAAAATCATCCATTGTTGTTGCCCCTATACATCTCAAATCGTTACGGGCTAAAAATGGCTTAAGTATATTTGATGCATCTAACGACCCTCCAGATGCAGAACCAGCCCCAACAAGAGTATGGATTTCGTCTATAAACAAAATACAATTTGTGCAATTTTGAACTTCTTTTACTAGAGTATTAATTCTCTCTTCGAATTCTCCCCTATATTTAGTTCCAGCAACAAGACTAGAAAGATTAAGAGAATATACTCTACATCCTATTAATTGTCTTGGGATTGCGCCGCTGACTATTCTCTGAGATATTCCTTCCACAACAGCCGTTTTACCTACTCCCGGTTCGCCTATTAAAATCGGATTGTTTTTACTTCTTCTACAAAGTATAGTAATGGCTGATTCAATTTCCTTGTCTCTAGCCAATATTGGATCTAACTTGTTCTCCTTGGCAAGTTGAGTAACATCAGTACAAAATGATTCTATAGCTGAATGCTGTCCCTTTGAACCTATTTTTTTAGAGTCGCCAGCAGCAACGGGAGATTTCATTTTGTTTATATTGCCCAAAAATGCTTCAATATTAAATCTTTCCTTATCCATCGTTTCTTTTATGAACGGAGACACTTTCATTAAGGCAATAAGTAAATGATGAGAGCTAATATATTCGCTTGAAAATATTTCTACCCTAATCTTATTGGCTATTTTACAAGCTTCAACGACCTGTTTAGATATGGTTAAATCTTCATAATTTGGTTCAGACTTTGCCGCATTAACATTTCTTTTTGACATAAGTTCTTTCTTGAATATAGCCAAACATTTGTCTAAATTTACCCCCATATCTGACAATGCAGACGTTACTTCGTTAGCGCCAGTAGTTAACATTCCCACCATAAAGCTTTCGGGATAAATGCAATCTACTTTTGCGTTAATGCTAGCGGCTTTAGCAAAAACAACAATTTGGTTTACGGTGTTGTCGAAGCGTTCATACGCTTTTTTTTCTTTATCTGCCATATATCCCTTCTAAGAGCAGAATTCGCCCTCGTCGCTTTCGTAGTTTAGAAAATCCATTATTTTTTTATTATCAGTTCCAGTCAATTCGCTATAAACGCTAGCAACATAGTCCTTGCAAGTAGGAGTCATATCCACATACCGACCCACAACCAATTCGCCATTATCATTTATTTTAATGATTGGTCTACCTTTTTCATCTTTAAATATAACTTCTTTTTCCAAGATTCACCTATATTGTATCCGCTTCGAGAACGCTAATTGACGGGTTGAAATTTTTTGGAATAAAATCGCTTCTGCCAGTTTCTACTATTTCTCTCAATTTACTAATGATAACATCTTTATCTCTTTCGCCCTTCATCTTATCTACCTCGTTCTCTAAGTCTTTTAATAGGGAAGAAACCTCATTGTCGTCATAGAAATTAAGAAGCTTTACCTTTTTTATCATTCCTTTTATCTTATTAACTTGTTGATGGGTTACTTTTCCTGTTTTAGAATTTTTCCCCATAGATTGTAAAACAGAATCGCATAATTCTCCGACATACGATCTCATACTAATAACGGTTGACTCAAGAAAACTATCTATGAGTTCTTTTTTCCTCTGAATATATTCTTCTGATATCCTTCTCTTCGTCTGTTGATCTATTTGCGAATTAAACCTGTCCATTTCGGTCTGTCGCTTAATCTGTTCTGCTTTGGCTAAATTATCTTCAACTAACGAAGGCATCGGTATAATGAAATATGTTGTATTATACCTAAAGCTACTAACTATTTCTTCGCTAGGAGGTATTTTCTCAACAATCTTTTGCACAAAGTCTGATACAAATGATTGTGTTGGCTCTGACTTGTCTTGAGGATATAGCCTAGCCCATACGTCTTTAGCCATATTTTTATATTCATCCCTAACTACAGACAAAATACTATCATATCGACTTCCTATTATTCTAGCCTGTTCGAACCAATCTTTTCGGATAATGTTGTTTTCCCGTTCCCATTCATCAAACGCAGTAAATGGAACAAACTTGCCCCAAACCGTATCAAAACTATAATTGTCTAATAATAGTCTAGCTCTTCTTTCCAAGTTTTCAACATTTGTTATTTCAGTAGGAGGAAATAATTTATGCTCACCCAATTCCATATATTTCTTGTGAAAATTAAACGAATCTTCATCGACGAACTTCAATCCTAGCATTTCGGGAGTGAGTCTGGTTTTAGCTCTCCATCTAGATATAGACAATTTGACAATAACGCCCCTAGACATCAAAGCAAGAGCCCAATCAGAACGAACTTGCTCGACTTCAATAGGATTATTGTTTATAGAAATGGTTTCAGGCATATTAGACCGCCGTACAATTCTCTCTAAACATTTTTTCTAATCTCTTGGGACAAATTTGATTAACTGTAGCCATATCAGATTTTCCCGGAACTTTTCCATACTGTTTCAAAAAAGAATACATGAGCCTATCGTCATTATATTCGGTTGTTTCTCTATAAAGAACCGCCCCAGAAGACCCTAAGCGACGATGAAAAACCATACAATTATTATCTACCATTTCATAAGGAACTTTTCTTTTTGGACTATCACCTATGCTCTCAAATTCATCAATTCCAAAGCAAATTAACGGATCTCCTCCCCAAACTTTTCTTTTGCAATATGCCCAAGCCTTGCCTTCTACGGCTTTCATCATAGTCGCCAAATGATCGTCAGCAAACCAAACATCATCATCCATAAAAGTAATATATTCTGTTTTTGCCAACATTAAACCGACAGACCTTAACGATGACCCAAACGCCACTCCCTGAACAAATGAACCCGGGATAACTACGCTATATCTGCAACTTCCATTAGAACAAAAATTAAGATCGAATGGATTTTTGGTTCTCATCGTTTTTGGGTCTGGATAAAGAAAATCTTCATCTCTTTTGTCGTCCCACAAAAGTATGTGTTCATATGCAACGCCTTGATTATTTAGCGATTCTATTGCCTTAAATAAACTTTTCTTTCCAGTAGTAGGGGTTATAATTGTTATAGACTGATCGCTCATAATTATACCATATTTTCTCTAACATAATTTAATTGTTTAGAATTCAAAAACAAACGGATAAATTCAAATTTTGCACCCAGCACATTCTCAACATATCGTTTCTTATCAAAAATTCCTTCTTTTATTTAAAAATATTTTAGCCATTGTTTACGTTCCTTTTTGCAAATCGAAGCCCGGCTGAGGTAATTGTGGAATTTTATTAGGTAATCCGTTCTGATTAGGAATTTCCGTTTTAACAACATTAACATCCCACATATTATAATCAGTCTTCCCAATATGCCTTAAAACAATGCTTGTATCAGCGTAAATCTTCCCCCCGATTCTCTTCCATCTCTCTGCAAATGACCAATCTTCGGACAAATATTTTCTGAATGGCAATTTTATATTGGGAAAATCTCCATCTTTTAGATCGTAAAGCATGGGAATATACAATCCATGTATTTTCTTTCCAGAAGCATTATCGTCACCATCATAATCAAGTTCGGGATAAGCCAAAACCATTTTCTCAACCGCTGACCTTTTCAAACACCAGCATCCAGTTGATAACCATCTCATTTCTATTAAACCGGTGTCAAAATCTGGATTTTGACCATCCATAGTAATAGAAGAGCTTCTCCTAACCCCCGGCTTTTTAATGGCATACAATCCGCCACAGAAATCTACGTCATGAGATAATAATTTCGTAAATATATTATTGTTTGGAAATGCATTTACTATTTCTATGTCAGAATCTAGCGACATAAAATACTCACAATCCGGATAGTCATGTAAAAAA